TCACGCTGTCCTCACCTTCGCCGGTAGCGCTACAAGGATGCCGTCGGTTCGGAAAATGCGTGGCTCCTGCCGGTCGAGGTCGAATGCGCGCACATGGCTGTCCTGGACTGCTGTGATGCGGATCTTGCGCTTGGACAGACGTCCGCGGCGATCCAGATAGATGATGTCAACGGTTTGACCAATATACTTCTGCACGGCGATCACCCAAACGTTCATTCGTACTTACATTATACGAACGAGCGTTCGGTTTTCAAGCACGAAAAAACCCCCGCCCAGCCACACGGCCAGGCGGGGTTTTCTCTTTACTCGCGCTCCTTCGTTTGCTTCACAACTTGGTGCCCGTACACCGCAAACGCGCCGCACAGGATGCCTTGAATCACCGACTGCACAGTGAATCCTTGCAGCGCCACCACGACCGCCACGGCGGCGACGGTGACGATGTAGACGATGGTCCAGTCCGGCACCCGGGGCGTCTGCTTCAGCACATAGCCGAGCGCCCAGCAAGCGGCCACGACGACGAGCAGCGACGGGTCGATGAGTGCGAAAAGCGTTTCCCAGTCCACGGTCATGCACCTCCTTTCAGGGTGGCCGTTTTCGTCGCCTGGTCCCAGCCGACCTGGAGTCCCAGAGCTTCGCCAATGGCGCGGAGCGGCACGTAGGTCCGGCCGTCGATGATGTATCCGGCACCGATCTCCACGTCGTTCACGATGACGCGGGCGGCGCCGGTGATCTTCGGCAGGCCGTCCGCGGGCGTGGGAGCAGGAACGGGAACGGGTTCATTCACCGGCTCAGGTGTCGGCGCGGGTGCGGTATCAAGCGGCGTGTACGGCAGTCCCGCGAACTGACAAAATCCTTTGATCGCTGCCTCCGCATACGCTTCCCAATTATTCTTGATCCGCTCGGCATCGGCCGGATTGTCGCAGAATCCATATTCAACGATGACGGTCTGAACCGATCCGGTGAGTCGGTGCATGTAGTAGTAGTCCTGCCCCTTGTCATTTTTCCGACTGAACACCCGTCTGAACTTCTGCCCGGCGGCCACGATCGCGTCCGCGATTGCTTTCGCCATATCCGGCTTCGCGTGAATGCTGTGGATCGTCTCCACGCCCTCCCCGCCGCTGGCGTTGATGTGGTTCGATATGCAGTATTTTGCACCGCTATTTTTAACCAGGTTGGCCCGAGGCGCTGGATCAAGCGTGACGTCCTTGTCCCGGGTAAGCGCAACGGGAATGCCCAGCTGCCGGAACCTTTCGTATTGGTACAAGCTGATTTTCAGCGTGTATTCCTTTTCGACGATCCCGTTTCCAATTGCGCCGGGGTCGTTCCCGCCGTGCCCGGCGTCGATAATCAACAGCGGTTTTTCCACGTCTTCCTTCGCTCCCTTCTTCACGATCAGCGCCGATCCGAGCTTCCGCCCCCAGCCGGTATCCGCCGGCCACATGTACGAGCTGCCGCCGCCGTCGCCGTTTAGCGCGTCCACGCATCCGAGGCGCTGCATGATTTCCGCCAGCTCAGACAGATAGACTTCGCCCAGCGTGCGGACCAGCACCGGCTTCCCGTCTGCCGTGATGCCGGCGGCGGTGCGGATCGCCCGGCGCTGCCAGATGTCGCTGCCGGTCTGGTCCCGGCTGATCCCCTCGTGGACGACGTTCTGACCGCCCCGGAGAAGCGGCGGGCTACCCTGCACTGCCCAGATGGCCGCCGGTGGCGCCTTGCCGATGTGCAGCGTGCCGTCAGGCATCATATAGAGCTCGTCCCTCGCGGCGGTCTTCGGAATGTCCGGGACAACGACTTTGCCGTCTACAATCAGCCGGCCGATCGGCTGCCCGGCGGTGGTGTCGGCGTAGTTGAAATTGATTGCGGCGTCCGCATCTTCCGCCTGAGCGATCTCCTGCACTGTCGCCCCGGGGCAGTAAACGGGCCGGATTTCGTCGGTGCGCGGGTCAAGCACGGCATAAAGCGTTTCGACGTAGTGACGCAGGCGCTGTATCATGCACCGCCACCCTCCAGCCGGTCAATCCGGCGATGTGCAGATTTCGCGCTTTCCTCGACACGCGTCACCCTCTCCGCCAGCATGTCGTAGCGCTGGCCCTGACTGCGTATCTCCACCCGCAGATCGTCCACGCCGTCGCGGATATATTTCACCGACGCCCGCAATTCACCGTCCTCCGCGCCGTCCTGACGCACGGTTCGCGACCGCCCGAGCCAGCCGAGCACGATGCCGCTGATGGCCGCGGCGGCCGCGATTACAGCACCCCAGTCCATCCGCATCCCCCTTTCTGAGGTCAAAAATAAAACCCGCCTCATTGGGCGGATTCGATCGCCGTCGGCTCCGGCTTGTGCCATGCGCCGGCTTCAAAATCGTAGATGTCCCCCAACTGCACCGAGTGGTCCGGCGGGAGTGGAATCATGGTAGGCTTTTCCACTGGTTCGGAAAGCATAGAAATGGTATAACATTTCCCCGTATCGGGATCAACTTCGGCATAATAATAAATTGCCATTATTCTTTCCCTCCCTTATATGGTGATAACAAACCAGTAAATCTTTGCCCCCGAATTACTGGGTGGAACAAAATCAATTTGTGTCGGGTTGTTAATGTAGCCATATAGAGCCCACGTATTAGACGGGCTATCGTAAGTGACCGAATAGACAAGGAAAGAACGAGTTAAATCAACAGATGCTATGGTCACTCTTTCGACATGGTTCGCACTAGCCCATGTTTCTCCCTGTTGGATAACGACATCCCCATCAAATTCAATAACTTGCCATGCAACTTTGCTTTGGACATAGTTCCCCGATGTATTGAATTTATAAAGATGCAGGGTTGTGTCGTTTTCCAATTTTGCCGCCGCATGATTTCCAGGCCAACTATCCGTATATGCGAGAATGATTGATTTTGTTCTGTCAACTGCTGGAATTGTCACATACACGGGGTTTTTTTCAATTTGGCTTATTCCCCGTTGAACCGATTTGATGGCCGCCCCCGGCACCAGTGACCCTGCCACGCCGAAAATGCTTTTCCCCTGCCGGATGTTTTCAGGCAACAGATTCGGCTCGTCGATCTGCACACTGTTCCCGCTTCCGCCCGGATAGTATCCGGGTTGCGGTTGCAGACGCAATGTGGTTCCGCTTCGGCTGTATCCCGCTGCATTCACATGTCCGGTCCGGTTTGGCATGGTGCCCGCCGTTCCAGCGATGGTTGTGCCTTCCAGCACCTTCGACGGGTCGAAAACGACACCGGCCACCTTGCCGTTGCCGTTGTGATAACCGGCGGGTATTGATTGATCAGACGGGCCGGGTGTGATGGTGATTGCGCCACGGTTTGGCATCGTACCGATCAATTTTTCGCCGCGGGCATAGGCTGTCTTTCCGGAGAGAATGTCCCCAGCCACGGCCGTTGCGTCGCCGGTATCCGGCCCGGTTTGGATCGCGCGGATATTCTCCGCCATCTGCTGGAAGGTGTCGCTGGGCGATGTCGGAACCCCCATGTCAGTGATGGCCCCAGCGACAGCTGCTTTCCCATCACTGACAGAGGATTTTAAATTTTCGATCTCCGACTGAATGTCCGATCCGTTGGCCGTCGGAATGTCGGAGGCCGTCACATCGTCTTTGTGCAGGGCCTTCTCTTGGAGTTCCCGCAACGCTCGATATGTCCGGTTCATCTGCCAGTTCCAATAGTCGGCCGGAGGTTTCTCACCAGCCTGCCAGCCGGCCGCTTTCTTCGATGCAGGCGGCTCAACACCTTCAGCGTTCCACTCAGGAATTTTTTCTTGAAACGGCATTTCTCGCTCCCCCATTCACAATGGCAGATCGGGTACGAGGCCCGGCGAATATGCGGCGCCGAGCGTCCCGCCAATGGTTTGATCCAGATCAGCAAATCCGGCGTTCGGGTCCGGTGGATCGTCGATGGTTCCATATTCGAAAGTACCAGTCAACTCAATCACTCCCACACGGACGCCAGCGGCAACGGTTTTCTGCACGATCTGGGCGAATTGCCGCGGGTCCATCCCCACGGCATTGATCCTCTCAATGGGCAGCGCAATCAGTGATATTGCCGCCGGCTCCGGCTCGAACGGATCATCGTACAGCTCTTTAATCGTGATTTCACTCGGGTCCGTGTTGAGTGCCGTGGCAAGTACGCTGATGATCGTGTTGATGTCGCCCTTCGACAAGTTGCGGGCAATCTTCGACTTGATCAAGATGCGGAAGATTTCGTCTGTTGCCGCTCCGCGGGGTTGCCCCACATTCTCGCCAATCCGGTCCAGCGTCGTGCCCTCGGCCCGGTCGATGTCTCGCCACACTTCCACTCGCTGGACGGTTTGTTCCAGCTTCTGCAACTGATCCGCGAAGATGGCCATTAGCTTCCCGATGTTCGAATCAGGGTCCTTCCGGAAGACATCTGTGAGACGTCGGATCATGTCCTGAACAGTAATCATGTCGCATGCACCACCTCGATGATGGTGTGCGACGTTTGAGCGACTTGCTGCTGGTCAATCGGGATATTCGACTGCACCCAATTCGCGCCGTCAGTGGACAGCTCGACCGTCGCGTCCTCGATGCCGGCCACCTTGTACACGGCCGCGATTAATCGGCTATGGATGACATCGTCACCCATGTTCAGGCCGACGTACAGTTGGCCGTCGTAGTCCTCGCCGCCGATGTATCTGATAATGGCAGATTCGACCTGCACGTCGCCATCGACCGGATACTGGTTGTTCGTTCTGACTGTGACCCGGACGTGAATCGGCACTTCCTCAGCGTAGGAAAACCGGATCGTATGCGGGTTCCCGGAAATGTCTTTGACAACGACGCTTTCGGTACCAAACGACTCGATGCCCGCGGCTTTAGTGTTCAGGATCGTCTGCCCGATGTCCTCCGGCTGGCCACCGAGCACATATGCCTCGAACGATTTGGGCGGCCTGCCGGCTGCATCCGTCGTCATCGTATTGTTTTCGATCACGACCGCCGCCCGGACGCCAGGCGTCCGAAGAAGCGCCGACCGGATGCTGTCGACCGTTGCGGCGCCGCCGCCGGAGACCGAAAGAGCGAAACGCTCGCGGAATTCCTGGTCCGTTTCCTTGTTTTGGCCACCGCTGGTCGGCGCGGGGTTGGTGACGCTCGTTATGTGTGCGTTCGGGTTCGAAATGACCGTGATCGTGCCGGCCGCCACGTTCCCGATCGTTCCCGGTTCCAGCGCCCGGATTTCGCCCGTTCCGACCCCGCTGCTGTCCAGAGTGATGTCATCGACTGTCTCAAACACCACCCCGGACGGCGTTTCCACGCGGAATCCGGCCGGCTCCGTGTGCCCCGGCGTCCCGGTCATTTGGATCGTTCCGGTCGCCCAGGTTGCAAGCTTCCGCTGAATGCCGACGTAAGGACCGAGGCGGTCAAGCTGCACGCCTTCGGCAGTATTCACGTAGCCGCTGTAATACGTATTCTCAGCCGTCTGCCAGACTTTCGAGAGGAACCACGCGAAGAGGCGCAGTAGGATGCCGAGGAACGACCGTTCGGACGTATTCACGTTTTCCCCAAACCGCGCCCTCGCCTCAACTTCCATCTCCGCGAATATTTCGGCATAGGTTGGGCGTTTGAAACCTTTGGCGTCAAGCATTTAGCGTCACCTGCCCCTCGATGGATTCCCCGCCGGCGGCCACCGCACGGAAAGTCGCCGTCAGTCCCCGGCTTCGCGTGTCGCGCTCGATCCGGATATCCTCGACGGTTTGAATCCGCTCATCCTGTATGGCGCCCCGGATGATCTCCGCCCGCATTTCCTCGTCGTTCGGCTTTTTGCCCACGAAAGCGGCGTGTCGGATGCCAACTTCCGGGTTCAAAAACCATTCCCCCTGGTTCGTCTGCATGCCGATGTAGACCGTCTGGCGAAGCTCATCCTCGCCTTCGACGATCGCCAGGTCGCCTTTCTCGAAGACGATGTCGCCGTCCACGATTTTGATGTCCTTCACGTGATCAGCCTCCCCAGGATGACCGCGTCATTCAGGCTGTGGTGCCGTGTGGAGTCTGGAAGAACCGGCCGCCCGCCGCCGGCCAGCACCGAATCCAGCGCGCGCTCGGAAAAAGCCACGAAAACTACGTCGCCGGGCTGGTAGACGGGCACATACTCCTGCGGCTCGCCTCCGTCCACCCGGAACCGCTGCGTCAACACGGGCACATTCTGGACGACCGGAAGTTCCCGGGCCGGCCGCCCGACTTCCTTCGTCATATGCAAAGGTTGGATCGTCGCCCGGCGTCGCGTCTCATCGTAGCTGACGATGCGTGCCGGCATCGCTGTATGCAAGGCCAGAAGATGTTGGCGGATGAATGTCTTGAGAAATTCCTCAGCGTCCGGCACTCTCGATCACCTCCGCCGTCGTCAAGAACGTGTCCATGTTGCAGGTGTGCCGCCCGCGCCGGACCCGAAACCGGCCCTTCACGTACTTTGCCTGCAGGTCGATGATCGACGCTGTCGTGATCCGGTGCTGCAGAAGGCATTCGATGTGATACCCATTCACGCCATCGCGCTCCTCGAAGTATTCCGGGCTGCCAACCAGGCCGGTGTCACTCCGGAGCACGAACCGCGCATCATCACCGTCGGTCAGCGGGCGGACATATAGCTTGCCGCGATTGATGTAGAATGCGGCCCCGCAGTCCTTCGCCACTTCCTCGCAGTGGTCGACGATGGAGCCGCTGACGGTGTATCCTTCCGAATACACCTTGTTCCGCGGCAGCCGAAACGCGCCGATCGGCACTTTCAGCAGCGGAATCAGGTCGTTCAGGATCGTCCGGCCGGTCACTCCCGGCGCATATGCCTTTTCCTCGATTTTCACGCCGCTGAGATCCGGACCGTCCAGCACGTAGATCGACGTCACCTTGTCCGGACCATCCTTCCTCGTCGAAACGTAGGAAACCCGGCCAGAGAGAAGCAGGCCGACGTCGCCCTCGTAGCCGGCGTTGATGGTGAGGATGTCATTTCGGCGGATACGGCTGATGGTGTCCTGCGTCAGGTTGTAGAGCCGGATCACACTTTCGTTCGGACTGGCGTCGTCATCGAACGGCACGTCGAATTCGATGTGGAGGTCCTTCGAGCGGAACGTCTTCCCGGAGACGGATACTTCCACCACTCTACCGAATTGTTCCATTCAGCCCACCACCTGCAGGAACACCGTTTCGCCCAGGTTCGAGTATCCGACGCGTTCTTCCAAGCCAGCATCGTCTTTCGGCACGATTTGGAGGACCGGGTAGCGTTGGTCGAGCACGTCCGTGAAAAGCGGCACGCCGTACACCAACTTTTCGCCGTATACGAGTGCCTCGCCGTCCTTGTAAAGATCGATGGTAAAAAAATCGAAGTCCGCATTGTAGCGGACCTCGATTTCGAACGTCTCGGCGCCCAGGACGATTTCAAATCGATACGGTGTTTGCTCCTTTTGAATCGGAACGTACATCAGGCCACCCTCACCTTCTGCCCGATCTGCAGCCGTTTCGGGTCGACGCCAGGATTTAGCGAGAGCAGCGTTTGCCATGTCGTCCCATATTTCGGCGCAATTGAATAGAAAGTCTCCCCACGGCGAATCGTGTGCGATTGCGGCGTTCCGGACGGCGGCTGGTTGGCCAGTTGCTGGCGACCTGCGCTCGTCGTCGGTTTGACCTGCGCAAGCATGACCGGATCATTCAGAAATGGCGCGTAGCTGGGCTTTGCGATCCGAACCTGCTGCAGGGTCATGGTGAACCGGAAACCGTTCGCCACCTCATAATCGTGCTCCGTGCTGATATTGGCGATGAGCGCCCGGCGGAAGGCGTTCCGGCCCACGTAATCGACCCGTTCGCCGCGCGTCATCATCTCGATCAGCTTGGCCCGTATGTTCGCCGCCTCCGGCCCGAGGATTTTCCCGGTTATGGTCATAACGGTCGGCAGACGTTCGACGTGGTCGGTCAGGTCGATGTCTTCCTCGACCGGGTACTGCGTGATGTTGACGCTGTAATCCGGCGTCTCCGAAATGACGTGGATTTCATAGCCGGCCAGCACTGCCATGCGCGTCACACCTCCGTGATCGCCGGGTAATTGCGCCGCAGGCTGCGCCAGAACTCTTCGAGCCCTTCGCGGGCGCCCTGCCTGGCCGCCTCTCTTACCGCCGCCGAACCTCCGGCAGCTGCAGTCGCCGAAACGTTGACATTGATCGTCGCGTTGATAGACGGCATCGTGGCTTGCGCTCTGCCTCGCGTGTATTCCCGGTTTTCCTGCTTCGTCAGCACGCGCTCGCCTTCATGAAGGCGGGCGATGTAGTCGTCTTTCGGCACGTACGGGAGACCGCTGGCGTGGGAGCCGTGCACAAATTTGCTGGTGAGGCGATCCCACCAACTCTGTCGGACGGGGACCATGTAGGTGTCCTCCCATCCGGAAAGTGGCTGGTCCTTCGGCTTTTCCTCCAACCTCCGAATCATGTCGGCCATGCCAGCCTGACGTTCGATGCGTTCGGCCTCTTTTGCGTCGCCAACCGCACGCGCCGTTCCCGACGCTCCAACCACGAATCCGACGCCAGCTCCGGCCGCCGTTCCCCATGGTCCGAACCGCGAGCCGACGGCTCCGCCTGCCACAGTCGAAAGGGCGATTGAAAGGAACGGATGCTCCGCTATTTTCTCGCGGAATCCTTCCCAAAGGCCAGCACCGAGCGCAACGCCAGCTTTCTTTCCGACGTCGGTCACTTTCGGAAGACTGTCCTCGAGCACACTGATTCCAAATTGGACGAGCTTCGCAGTACCGTCTTCGATCATGTCACGACCGCCGGAGTCATACCAGGCGTCGAATTTGGATTTGATGTCGCTGAGGACGTAGTCGATCTTCTTGTTGAACGGAAGTGACTGGAACTCTTCATTCTCGAGATACCGGATCCGGATGTAGCTGAAAGCCCGTTCGCCCTGTCTCATCAGGTAGTCGAAGCCTTCATACGCCACCCGCTCTAACGCACGGCCCCAGCGCTGAATTTTGTCGTCGTTATCCTCAATCCACTGATTCAATTGTTGGAATCGTGGTTTCAGGGCCTGCGCAAGGCCGTCTCCCCAGCGCTTCACGACGACAAGGTTGAAAGTCTCCATGATCTGGCTTTTCAGCCCGTCGAGGGATTCAGCCTGCTTCTTGAGCATGTCAGGGAACCGCTCATTCATGCCCTCGATCAGCATTTCGATGGCCTCACTGGCGGGAATCAGACCCTTCGAGGACAAGTCCATCACTTCTCTCGTGGACTTGTTCATCTTCGTGGCCAGGATTTCCCACGCCGGAATACCGGCTTCGGTCAACTGTAGCATTTCCTCGGCGCTGACTTTCGCCTTGGCTTGCATCTGTCCGATTGCCAGCGAAATTCGATCGATGAGGTCCGTTCCTCCGCCCAATCCGGCCGCAGCGTTCCCGATGGCAGTGAGGTACGGAATGATTTGTTCCTGCCGGAACCCAAACGCCAGCATGCGTTTCGCGGCGTCCTGGACACCGGCCAACTCGAAAGGCGTTTCGATCGCAAACCGGTTCATCTCATCGATGAACTTGCGGGCCTTCTCGGCGCTGCCGAGCATCGTGGTGAATGCGATCTCAGCCTGCTCGAACTCGCTGGCCACCTGAAGGGGATTCATGAACCCGTACCGCACGGCTCCATATGATGCCATGCCGCCGAGAACCATGCCTGGGAGGGAGAATGGCGCCCGCAGTATCGCTCCACCGAGCCGGAATATGCTCGAACTGAGCCGTGCGCCGAGGATGCTAGCTTTTTGGAGTGCCGTGTACGCCGCGGAGCCGAATCGCTGGAACTTCGTCCGTGCTCGGTCGGCCTGATCCCCGCTTTCTTTCATTTCCCGTTTCAGTCGCTTCACTTGGTCGGTCGGCTTGTCCAGGGCGGTCTTTGCTTCCTTTCCGGTCTTTTTCAGCTCGTCGCCGAGATGCTCGGCCTCGTCGCTCGCATCGGCCAGCTCCTTTTCAAACCGCTCGACAGCACCGCCAAGCATGGACGCTTTGATTTCGTCCAGCAATTTGTCGAGCCGGCGTAGCGGCGCATCATCGATCTTCCATCCGACTTCCGCGTACAGGCTTCTCAGGGCTTCACCGGCCACGGTATTCCCCCTCCTTTCGGAAACATATCCAGCGCTGCGTTCGCTTCCAGAATCTCATCCCAATCCATCATGTCGACCTCGGACGGCGGGAGGCCGCCCTCGAAAACGAGCCGCCAGAACAGATACCGCTGTTCGGCCATTTTTGCGTAGAAATTGGGATCAGGACGTTCCGGGGGCGTGCAGAAATCGGATCGCTTCCGCGAACACCTCTTCCATGATGTCCAGGTGATCGTCCCAGAAATCCCAGTTGGTGCGCGGGTTCGCGATCACGTGTTCCATGATCTGTGCATAGTACGGCTCGGACATCAGCTGGCCGTACCTGTTTTTGCTGGCGTCCGTCATTTGAATGGCCTTCCGCACACCCGGGAACTGGAACGTGAATTCGATGCCGCCAATGGTGACGGTCTTCTGGCGTGGCTTCTTGATCACGTCGCTCACGAATCATTCCTCCTTATGGAAATGGAAAAAGAGGGGCCGGATCCGGCCCGTTCATTCTTGCGTGTAATCGAAGACCTGCAGCTGGTACGCCCGAGCTTCGACGGAATTGGAGTACGACCGGCTTGCAGGCCGCAACACCCGGGCCTGTGTCCCGCCGGTCTTTTCCCGCGGTTCGTTCTGATTGATCACCCACACCGAAACCATCTGCTTCGATGCCGCGAGCCGGTCCAGATAGGGTACGGAAGGAGAGGTCTGCTGAAGCGTCAGGGTGATCGCGCCGAGGGGATTGTTGACTTCAGCGACCGCCACATCACCCTGGGCGCCAACGGACGTTTGGAACGTATCTTCCGCCTTCTCGCATTCCACGAATGAGCCTTCAGCGAATCCGGTGATGTACACGCCACCGACGGTCACCGTCACATTTTTCGCGTCATAGGATCTGGTCACGTTGCTTCCCTCCTTCACACCGTGATCGTGCCGCGGATGGTCGCCTCATGCACAGCGCCGGCCAGTTCGAACGAGAACGTGGCGCCGGTGTACTTCCGCTGCGCACGGTCGGCCGGGTTCGTTTCCTCCCGCGTCGGGAAGTTGGTGCTGTACAGCGGCAGGCCGTCGGCGTCCGCGGCGATGATGCCCTGATTGAATGCTTGCCGCAGCACGTTGATTGTGGTGGCTTCGAGCTGCGCGATTCCGGCGTTCGTGAACGGAATCTTCGGCGACTGGTTCAGCAGTTTCTGCAGGCTGTGCTCGATGTTCACCTGCACCCAATCCTTGGCCATGATGACGTCGATGTACTCGCCGCTCACGACTTTGCCTTCGCTCGTCACATCGTCCCCAGCCTTCGTCACGTAGGCGTTTCCTCCGGCGGAGTGGATGTTGTTCAGTTCGGTCGCGGTCAGGTTGTCCGGCGAGATGCCGATGAGCCTATTGAACTTCCAAGTGACCGAGCCCACCGACTGCGCACCAGCGGCGCCAACCCAAGCAGCCTCGGGATACTTTGCGACTTCCGCCGGGTCGCTGTGATAAAGCACGAACGTGCGGTCGTACTTCTTGGCGAATATGGCCGCCAGATCGGCCAGGTCGTTCGTACGTGCCGCGAACAGCTTGCCGCCGCGCTGCTCGATGACGTCTGCGACCGCGATGATTTCAGACACATCAGCGCTGGTGATGATGGCAAAGTACCAGTCGCGCTCGTAGACGGCGCCGAGAACATCCGTGAAGGTCCCGGCCACGTCAGAATCGTATGCGGCGATGGCAACCTTCGCCGGCCGATTGTCGCCTTGCGCGAAGATTGCGGCGGCCGCCTTGTATGCCTCGGTCCCCTCAGCATAGTCCGCCTTTACGGCGTCCAGATCGAGGTACTCCTTGAACGGCGAGCCACCTGATTTCCCGGTCAGGATCAGCGGATTGCCGAACCCAATTAGGCCGGGCGGCTTGACCAGGTCGATGGTGACCGTCACATCTTTCAGAGGCACTTCGATCAACTCCTTTCAATTTCAGCAGATTCGATATACACGTCGTCCATTTCGGACCGGGCCACAACCCGGAACCGCACGTCGCAGCCGACTCGGCGCTCATATTCGACCGTAAGGAACACGTCACGGTTCTGGGCGTTGGTGATTTCGACGACCGTGATCCCGGCACCGCGCAGCGTATCCCGCCCCGTGAAATCGAAAAATTCGATGAGGCGATAGCAACGCTGGTAGGCATCGTCCGCGTCCCGGGCATGCACCGTGAACGAAAACACGACCTCGACCTGCTTCTCCTGCGTCCGCCGGATGCCGGTTCCCACGTCCAAAACACCCTCGACGCCGTGCACGGGCGCGAGGTACGGAGACGTCATCTTGTACGTGACGAAGGGGTACGACGGCATTTTCCCCGTCTGGTCTCCCATGATGACCGGTATTCCGAGCGCCGCGGACAGCGGGCGGACGATGGCTGATCTGAGGCTGGCATAATCAATCAACCGCGCTCACCCGCTTTGCAAGGTACTGGTGAAAGTCCGCATATTCGGAGAAGTCCGTTTCTTCCTCGATCCGGTACTTCTGCCCCTTGTACACGATGAGTGATTGCGTCGGGATCGCTTCGAGCGAAATGATCAACCGGTCGGATGCCGTGTATCGCCCACCGGACTCGTACAGCGTGCGCTCCGGCACCGGCAGGATGGCCGCTTTCGTGTCACGGGTGACTTCCTCCGGTTCCCGCCAGATGCCGTCTTCGTCGTAGTAACCGGGCTGACGGGCGATGTGCTGGCACGGGACACTGTACTTCTCGATGAGCCGTTTGAAGTTGTACAACTTTGCCATCTCACGTCACCTCGTACACGATCGCCTCAAGCAGGTGCCCGGTATGGACCAGCGGATTGCTTCGCCCGGTCATTTCCACGGTCATCCGGGAAAGCGGCGGTTCGCTCAAGTTCCGCAGGTACTCCTGCATCATGCCTTGCAGCTGAAGGCCGAGCGCTTCCAGCACCGTGTCCGCCGGCGTGCCCTTCCGGAATGCCTCGATCAACCATTTTTTCGCTTCTTCCAGAAACGCTTTTTCGTTTTCGTCGAAACCGGCGCGGATGAACGACCGCTCCGGGATGACGATGTGCGTCGTGTCTTTTCGCAGAGGATACCCTTGCGCAGCGAACCACTTCCGCATCTTCGGCGTCACCGGGATCCGGGCGCCGAATTCATGCACCCGGCCGATCATGGCCATGTCGCCGCCCATGATGCCGACGCGGATCTTCCGCTTGCCCAGGTTGTCCAGCTCCTTCAGGAGCCGGGGAATGCGGTTTTCATCGCGAACCTTCACGGGCATGGCAGCACATCCCGCTTGCTGGACCCGGCCGGCACGAACCGGATCCGGGTGTACGGTTTCAGGAGCGCGAACCATGGCGCCGTGCTGCCGCCGGATGCGCCGCTGATTCCCCCGCCGGTCGTCCAGATTTCCGCCGGGTTCCGGAACGTCTGCCGCAGCTGGCCAACCTGCTCGGATTCGACCACCCCGGCGGCCGCGCCCTCCGTGCCAATACCCGCAGCCAACGCCGCCTGGATCATCATGCTGATCGCCAGCTTCACGCCGGAAGGCAGCACGATGTCTCCCTTCTCATCCCGCGAGAAAGGGTTCTGCGTCCGCTCGATCGCGAAGTTGATGGCGGCCGGCAGGAGGATCTTCAGCAGGTCGTCCTTCGACGTGTCGTCGGACGGGATCCCGAGCAGGATTTTCAGCTCATCCAGCGTCATTCTGCTTTCCCCTCGGCTTCTTCGGCGGAGGCGCCGTTTCCGGGAAGGTTTCCTGCACCGGTTTCGCGATCCCATGTTTCGCCCATCGCTCGGCGACAGCCTCGGTCACTTCGACGACGTCCCCGGGCTTCAGCGGCTTCCCGTAGAAGGTCTGCACCAGCATTTCCACGCGCACCACGACCATCACCCTTTCATCGAAAAAATACCCTGCGGAAGGCGGGCTTCCGCAGGGTTGATTCATTACGGAGATGCCGCCGGTTTCAGGACGGAGAACATGAACCGGGTGTTTTCGTCCCGATCCAGCTGATTGATCGGATTCGGAATCTGCCATGCCAAGCGCATCACGCAGCGCAGCGCAACCATGTCTTGTTGAGCGAGGTTATACACGATCTCGCCCGTCGTCGGGTCCTGGATCACTGCTTCGGTCAGAATTTTGTAAGTGATATCCTGCCGGATCGCGTACACCAGCTGGCTCCAGTCGCCGGAAATCATCAGCGATTTCGTCGGATCCACCGCGCCATTCAGCGGGAAGATCATCCGTTCACCGTCAAGCTGGTACCGGGTGCCTTCCTGCATGGTCGCCTTGAAGATCGGTTGACCGTCAGCATCCCGAAGACCACGGAGTTTGGCCCGCATGCTCATGGCCGCCACATGACCGTTGACCATGAAACCGGATTGCTCGACCAGGTCGATGACGCCGCCCTCGGCCATGATGTCGTCGTACAGGTCGGCGCCCGTGCCGAGCGTGACGACTTTGCCTTTCTGTTCGGCCTGCGTCACGATGCCGTCCGGCCAGGTCGACGGCTTATTCGTGCCGTACAATACGGCAGCGTCGAACACTTCGCCGAATGCAGCTTCAATGCGCGGCCGGATTTGACCCCAGATGTCATAGTCAGCGTCGTCCAACACGGCCTCCGGGATCGGCACGATGACCGCGATTTCTTCAGCTTCCAAGAACTTGTTTTTCCAGTCGACTTTCGTGGTTTGCTTGCGACCGGTGTCGCCATTCACAAAATAGGCCATCGGCAAGCTGTTCAGCACCGGCATGCGGCGCTGTTTCGCCGTCATGTTCGGCAGGCGCGTGGCCAGCTGCATGACAGCCGAATACTGCGGCACGCCCTGGATGATTTCCCGAGCCACTTCCTCGGGAATCAAGGCTTCCGCGTCGGTGCGTTGGATCGCGTTTACTGCCACTTTCAATCACTCTCCCAAATAAATCTAGCGCCCTAAGGCGCCTCTGATCAGGTCATTCATTGAAAAACCGGCCTTACCTCCGGCACCGTTGCTGGGCGGTGTGCGTCCGCCCGCTGCCATGCGCTTCGTGACTTCCTCGGAAACTGCGGCATCCCACAGCTTCTTGAAGTCTTCGATGCGTTTTTTCGTGTCATCGACGTCTTCGCCGAGGACGAACGGCTTGAACTGGATCGGCAATTGTGCAGCCGCCAGCAGGTTCGTCGCTTCAAGTTCGACCGTCTGCCGCTTCAGCGCCGCTTCCTTCTCGAACAATTCGCGACGCTGTTTCTCCAGTTCATATTTGATCCGTTCTTCCTCGGTCATCTTTTCTTTGAGCAGGGCTTCTTTCTCCTGCTCAAGCTGCTTCAGTTGCTTCACGTACTGCGTCCTGACCCGGTCCTCGGCTGACTGGATCTGCTTCTGCAGCCAGGCTTCCATTTCGGGAGTCGGTTTAAAATCGCCTCCCTGGCCGCCTGGATTGCCTTCTGAGCCGCCTTGTCCGGTTCCGGCTCCAGTACCACTACCTTGGCCTCCTTGTTGGCCCTGTGCGCCTCCTGCGGCGCTACCAGTTCCCCCACCTTGGCCACCTTCTGCCGAATAAAACGGCATGCGTTTCAGCAGATATTCAAACATGATTCATTCCTCCATTGTCGAGTTCGGCCATGCCGACGCCCTGCGCAGAGTTCGCCGACACCCGCCCTCAGTTTTTTTTGAAAATGAAAAAGCCGCTCGTTTGAGCGACTTTTTGAAAACAGGGGTATTTTCATTTTTTCAAGATTTCAAATTCGTCTGGCGGGTACAGATAATCCTCGCCACTTTCGTCCACGATGCGATACCAACCTTTTTCCACACTCAAAACACGGTATATTTTCCCGTGTATGAGCGTCATCGGGCTACCTTTTCCGATGTACCGGACGATCACGAAACACACCCCGGCTCAATCGAGCCAACGCTTAACTTTGTACTCTATTTTACCAATGTTTTTCGCCTCGTACCAGTGGATTTCAGCCGGCCGTTCTTCTCCGTCAAATATGACGGTGGCAGTCCCCCTCATCTTCTTCCAATCTTTCGGAGTGGTCAGCGCCCCATTTTCAAGCGGATAGTTTTTTATCAGGCGCTGAACTTCACGAATCTTTTTCCCCTCAGCGATTGGAAGAACACCCGTGATGTAGCTCCCCTCCTTGAGAACAGCGCGCGATTCGCCGAATACTCGAACTGACTTCGGAACCTTCACGTAAATTCGTTTGGCTACAGGACCCAGACTTCGCGGAACGGCTTCATGATTGCTCATTCGCATATTCCGCCATTCCTCGAACGAAAGATCCGCCAGTTCTTTGTGTGTTTTCCGATGCACCTCCGCGATCCGGTACGTCGCAAAGCACCGGCAGTTGATGTCATGCGCGGCAACACCGGTGTTTCCCGGCGCCTTCCCGCGGCCGCCGGATGGCAACAGCTCGAAATCCTCGTCTACCGGGACTTCCTGCCCGTCCATGAGCCGATGGTTGGCTGCCGCCGTGCGCCGCACCTTCTCGTCGTGCATCGAGTTCCACTTTTTCATCATCACGACGCCCTGCGCCGTCGCGTGCTGCGCGCTGGCCAGCGTCGCCGCCTCCTGGATTCGGTGAGCCTCGGTCCGGACGATCCGGACGGTGTCCGCATGGCTGGTATTCAGCACATCCCGGACGTTCGCGGTCATTTTCCGAAGCGTGCTGCCCTCGACCAGGTCGGCCGTGATGCGGCGGAACAACTCGTCGATGGTCTGCTTTCGCAGCCTGGACAGTCGTCCTTTCAACGTCCGGCCGCCGATCGGCTCCTCGATGATGCGGTCGATGTGTTCGAGCGGCACCGCAGCATATGCAAGACGCGCCCGGCTCTCCCGCTCAATCGCCCAGGCCATCCACTCATACGAATGCGAATACGCCTGCCGAAGCAGCCGCCGCAGCGCCCGCTGGTTCTTCGCACTCATCTTGTCCACCTGGGCCATGATCTGCTTTTCCAGGCGACGCAGGCGGTTGTACTTGGCCATTTCCTCGTAGGTGAGCTTCCCATCGGTTTCCAGCTTGGCGTACAGCAGACCGATCTCGGCGATGATGCTGTGAAGCGCGATTTCGAAGTTCCGGCGGATCTGCGCCTCGACGGCCGCTGTCTGCTTCTCGTTGGCTTTGCGCAGCTCGTCCTCGTACTTGTCCAGGCTCATACAGCATCATCGCCCTCGTCGTCTGGCAGATCCAGTTCCGGGATTTCGTCCCGTTCTCGCTGCATCAGCTCGATCTCGTACTGCGCGTCGTCGACGAACGACAGCTGGCTGAGCCGCGTCTGCTCGCTGACCATGCCTTTCAGCTGGCGAGTCGCCTGCGCTTCATAGAGAAGATCCCGCGGGAAGTTCCGCTTAAACTCGTACCAGACGTTCAGCGGGTCGAACCGGAGCGAAGGAGTTTTCATTTTCCACGGACCGGCGAGCAGCTCAAACATGCGTTTCGACGCGGATCGGAACTTGTTTTCGAAGAAGCCAGTCTTCATCTCCAACCCGAGAAGCCGGTATTTCCGGGCCTCCCCGGACTGCGCCCCGCCGCCGAATGCATCGTCCGACAGGTCGGGTGTCTTCGAAAACCGATAGATGTTGTCGTGCAGGCGATCCAGATGGTGCTCCACGATGGCGTCATCCAGCTGCTTCGTGATGAACTTAATGTCGCCGCCATCCGGGACACTGAACGCTCCGGTCCTGCGCGCCTCGTTGAGCGTTTCCTCGTCGATCTGGCCGCCAACAAACGCCATGTACGCTAGGCGGAACGCCTCGATCTCGCTGTTCACGTCGGACATGGTCCGATCATAGGCGTCGATCAGGCTGAGCACCTTCTCGGCATCGCCCTGCAGCTCGGCATTGTTTGGGAACCCGACGACCGGGCACATACCGAACGGATGAAGCTCCGGCGGCTTTTCGACCTGGTACGTCCCGCTGTTCGACCGCGTTTCGATGAAAAAGTGCGTGTACGTCTCGTCGTAAAACTCCACTTTCCGGATCGGGCTGTCGCGTTCGTCAAGCACCGTGTACACGTACAGGGCGTAATCCGGCTCCGTGATGTCGCCGGTGGTCGTCAGGAACACCGTCCCGAATGCCGGCAGGTTCTTTGCTCGCTCTCGGGCCTGTTTGTCAATGTAAAGGAGCCTGGCTCCGTATCCGCAGATCGCGGCCATCTTCGTGACCTCGACGTCCAGGTCGGGCAAATTGTTCAGAGCTGCGAACCGCGTGATGAGGCCCTGGGCTTCCTCGTAATTCGGATCGTCCTTCGCGTAGTTGTAGCTGATCGGATTCCCGGCGAAGTATCCGACTTTCATGTCAACGATCTCGCCAAAAAAATCGTTGGCCACGCGATTGTTGACCTTGCGGTCGTCGTCTAGGCGCCTTTGATAGATGGGCACCCCATCCGGATCACCCAAATATCGCAGGTACAGCCTCTTCATCTCCGCCTGTCGCGGCTCAAATTTTCGAAGAATGCGCTGCACCAGCTCAGGCGTGATGCCGCCCTTCTGGATTTGCTCAATCTCGTAACTGAAATCCGGGAGCAAGCTATGTCACCTCCTATCTGGCGATGGTCGGCGCGGCAGCGATCCGGCCCTTGAACAGAACCGTATGCACAAAATAACGATCACCGTCCAACTGGTGATCGTTCTGCTTCACCGGCTTGTCCTCGCCGCGTTCAGCCGCTTTTTCGTCCCAAACGTAAGAAGCAAATTCTCGGAACGTCTCCTTGCAGCAGTCATTGTATTTGATCATCCCTTGCACAAGAGCCGTCGCCACATTTCGAATACCGTCTAGCACGTCATTCACGGCTTTCATCACCGTGTACTTGCCGTGCTTGCGGATCGTCGCGATGAAAGATGCCGCCGACGGGTCCACGATGATCGCCCGGGGCCGGATGTCACCGAGGAACTGAACCAGGTCAGCGTAGTACTCCTCGTCCGTCTTTTGCCGGCTGCGGTTCCGCCCGTCGTAATGGTACTCCTTTACCTTGTACCAGACACCGTCATGCAGCCCCCACAAACCGAACGTCGTCGGGTTCTGTGTGCCGTAGTCCACGCTGACGTAGTATTGGCGGTAAGGTCGGTCGACCGTCGGCACGACATGCTTCCCGCCGACTTCCGGGTCGAACATGTCGTATATGAGGCCCTCCGCCATCACCCACAGACCGAGGATGTAGCGCTTAAAGAACACGCCGGAATACATCCGGCGGTAGCGCTCCTTCACCCGTTCGGACAAGCTCAGGTTGTCATCCATGGTGAAGTGCAGGTGGAGCGCGTTTTTCTCTTCCAGCTTGTCCAGCCATTCGAGCTTGAACCAGTGATACGGGCCGGCGGGGTTGCAGTTGAACCACAATTTTGCCCCATCGACCGAGCAGCGCGCCGTCGCTTGGTTGACAAACGACTGCGGCATCAGCGCGACCTCGTCGAAGAACATGCCAGCCAGCGTGATGCCCTGAATCAGGTCCTGCGAGCGCTCGTCCTTTCCGCCGAACAGGAAGAAGTAATTTTCCTTGCTACCACGCCTGATGATCAGTAGATTGTCCGCCCGCCGGTCCTCGACGCGGTAACCGCGACTGAACAGCATCTGCTTGAGCGGCCCGATCACGTTCCGCCGAAGCGCCCCGATCGTTTTGCCGGCCATGCCAAATTGCTGGCCGTCGAAGGTCTCCATCGCCCAGACGACATAGCTGAACGACATCGACGATGTTTTCCCGGCACGCACGGACCCGTCGCAGATGATCGCGTCCTTGTCGCGGTGCGGACTCTCTGGCATCCACCACGTCAGGACCATGAGCTGCTTTTTGCTGAACGGATGCCAGCGGAACGTGGGCTTAATCTTCCTCGCCGTCAGGCTCGCCATTGTTACCCCACACCTCCGCCGTCTTGCCGCGCAGCGCTTCTATGAAACCATCGTCGCTCGCTTCGTCCGGATCATTCGCGGCATTCTTGCGCTTGATCTCCTCCGTCTCCGCCTTCACCTTCGCAATCTGCGCCTGCATCAGCTCGATCTTCGCCCGCCTTTCGTCGTCCTCGGGCGCCATCGCGAGGAACTGGCGGATCGCCGATCGGAGCTCCCGGTTGATGAGCGCGAACGCCTTCAGCTGGGCCGCTTCTTTATCCCAGGCGAATTGCAGCTCCCATTCACACTCACTCAGCTTGCCGCCTTCCTTTACTCGTTTCAGCTCGCGTGTCGTGTCATTTTTGCCCTGAACAAACATGATCCGCTGCGCCCATAGCATTTTGGCGTAGGCCAGTTCCACGCCATGCCAGAGCATGTCCAGCGGATCGAGGTTCTCAACTTCCTTCATGAGATCCTGCATCTCGTCGGGTAGCAGCTTCCGGTAGAGTCCGTGCTTCAGCGCGTTCTGGTTTCCCTTCGGCGCTCCGCCTCCCCGGTTGCCAACGGCATTTTTGTTTCCCCTCGGGGCGCCGCGAGGCCGCTTGGCCGGGATCTCGTCCCACTTGTCCAGGTACTTCCACTTGCGAATGAGCACGTCGGACACACCGAGCTCCCTCGCAATGTCGACCAGTTTCATCTGCCGACCGGATTTCAGCCAGAGCTGGAGCGCCTTTTTGCGGTTGTCGCTTCGGGGTCTGGACACTACATTCACCCCACCTCCGACACTGATCGAAGATTTGAGTTTGAAAGAACGGAACGCTGCGTTTGGTAACGCTCCGTTACCAATGATAAACGCAACTTCCGACAAAGCCGCGCGTTCGATCTCTTCCAGTTTGTGGTTCTGGACTAACCCATAACATACATTCTGTTGCACTCATAAATTCTCGATTTCGATTGATTCTTCTAGGCTTCTTTTTTGGTGATGTCGTCCGAGTGCAACACTTCATGAATTATGCGTACTTCAGGCGACGAATTGCGGCGTCCATGAGGTCTTGTGTGAGCCCCAAATACATCAAAGTGACGGTTTCCGACGTGTGATTGAACATCTTCATTAGTAACGCCAGATTGCGTGGATCCTGCATGTACAGGTGGTAACCCCAAGTCTTTCGCATGGTGTGCGTTCCGATGTCTGTCAGGCCAAAATGGTCCGCCGCCTCCCGCAGCATTTTGTAAGCGGTCGATCTATCGATCGGCCGGCCGGCGAACCCGGTGTTCTTTTTCCGCTGTCTGGACTGGAACAGGTACTCGTGATCCTGCTTGCCGCGAATAAAAAAATCCAGGTCCTCTCGGATCGCTGGATGAATGATGAACCGTTTCCGTTTACCCGTCTTAGATTCGACGATGTCGATATGCGTGCCGCGCACCTGGCCGACTTTCAGGTTCAGGAGGTCGGACACCCGCAGGCCGCTGTACACACCGAGCGAGAAAAAGATGTAATTCCGGAAGTTCCGGGTCCGGAAATATTGGCGGATCGCTTCGACCATTTGCGGGTCGCGGATCGGCTGAACGAAATTCATTCGCCCATCACCTCGCCAGCAGCCAAATGATCAGCGCCCAAAATGGAATACAGACTGCCAGGCCGTGCCGCAGTCCGCGAAAGAATGCCAACGGGTCTTCTCTCATTTGGCCCACCGCCTCATGTATTCCCGCCGCTCCCGCCGATTCCTCGGCGCCGGCTCCGCAAACGGCGCCAGGCGTCGAATCATTCGACGGATCCATTTCATGACTTCACAACCCCCGTCCGTTTGTCCTTCCGGTACGGATTGACAACCCAAATCACACCATGCCGCCGGCTGATCCAACCAGCGAAGTTCGTGGGCAATTTCATCTTCTTCAACACGAATCTCACCTCATGAAATGACGAAGGCCGGCGCTTTCAAGCGGCCGGCCAGGATCCCGGGGCCCGCTCAATCCGCGCCCGGTCGCGGTCAAGGAGGCGTGCAGCTCCTGCACGATTTCCCCCTCGTGCAGGCCCATGACGTGCTGCATCTTGGGGCTGAGCGGGCGAAAAAGGAAAGGCCGCCGATGGTTCGGCGACCTCATGTTTCGTGTGCAGTTTTCCACGGTACCAATATACCACATCCGTCCGCCAATGCTCTGCCATTTTCCTGCCAAATGTCTGCCTTTTTTCTGCCACTTTTCTGCCACTTTTCTGCCACTTTTCTGCCACGTTTTCAGGCCGGTTTTTCCTCCGGTTCTTCCGGCTCCACGAACACCTCCAACCGCAACATGAAAGCCAGCTTATAAATCGCCTTTGATTTCAGCCGGTAGTATTTCCGCTCGCTCATGTGCAGCTCGGTGTACACGTGGTAGTCATACACGTCCTCGGCTTCCAGGTAGCGTTTTTCGATGATCATACGCTCCATCTTTCCCAGCCGGCTGACAGCTCGCTCCACTCTTTCAGTGATCTCCTTCATCCTTTCCTCGGTGTCCACGTTCCAAGTCGCGGTTTCTTCGGCCGGTTTGCCGATGACGTTCGTCGGCCCATGGTAACGCGGCTCAGGAGATGCCGTGACTTTCATCTCTCTCCTGACGAAACCGATTTGGCGATAAACCCTGGCCGTCTCCAGGTGTTCCTCGACACGCTGACGTGTCGTTTCTCTATCTATCTCCCACGGAAAAACCATCTGCTCGATGCTTTTCAATTCCCCACACCCGCCCCTCACGTGATATAATGGGTATGGGAACATCTGTTCAGCCCCGGCGGGCCGCCATCCTGCGCCGGGGCGGTTTTTTTTAAATCAATCCTAAATCCATGGCTATTTCCGTTTCCTGCCCAATGCAGTCTTCACACAATCCTCCACCCACCACGAATCCATTGCAGACCACGCATTTCCAATCATCAGGCGGTTCCCAATTCCAAAGCCCCTGCCGCCCCCTCACCGGTATTGGTTCCTTCAGCCTGTGGATGTTCGCCAGCTCCCAAGCGTAGCGGCCTGGCGTGTAGTCTCCGAAATCAACTTCGTTCCCGAGGATCATGTAGCCATCTTCCAGCCAAGCAATCCCCGATCCCCTCTCTCTTCCTGATGAAACAACCTTGCGGCAAGAAATAAGCTCCGCAACAGCGATGATGCACCCGGTCGGCAGCGGTGTTATCTCATGCCAGAATCGCGTGTAGTTGATAGCCAGCATCTTGATCGTCTGGAAGTCGGACTTCTTCCCCGCATGAATCGCAATCGGCCCCCGGTAATGCGTACGCCAGCTGCGCGTTTCAAACCGTTTGTGTCCATGAGCGATGAGCGAAGCCCAAGGCTGGTGGATCGTGATAGCCTTCACGGCTCGTTCGCTCCTTTCACATCCCACAACGCCCGTCCCGGCAATCGATGCCGTACGGCGACATTTCTTGAAGCGTGAACGTCAGGCATTCGCGACACATTACGTCTTCCTTTTCTTCTCCCGTGCGAATGTCGATCACCGTAAATGGGTTATTGTACAAAGTGTCCGCTTCTTCTTTGCAATATGGGCATTTCATCCCTTTTCCCTCCATCTTTTGAAAAACTCTGCGTTAACCCAACTATTGAGGTCCTTGAAATCGAATGGGCGATCACAGTTCGGGCAGTACGGCCACATTTCGCCGCGTTTATAATTGCGCTCCAGGTCTTTGAAGAGAACCGAGTGCGGCTTTTGTTTGAGCCATTCTTTGCGTTGCTCGTCCAGCGCCTTATGCTGCTCGTTGATTCGCTCATAGTGGAGAGCAATATCCATAAGGGCTTCAAATGGATCATGGGCAACTCCGCATTCGCATGTGACTTCTCGGTTCACCTCATCAACCGTGTATTTACGCTCTTTGCAAGTGCATTTACGTGGTCTATTTCGTGCAATTCGAATCGCGTCGATTTGGATGATATTGTCCAATCCCTTTTCCCTCCATCAAAACAGCGTCAGTTGCCGGCCAGCGTTTTCGGCTGCTATTGGGTTGATCCAGAGAACTTCGGTCCGTATCTGGCCGGCCTCGGCCAACACCCGGCGTTCTTCGCGATGCCAATGCCGCAAACGCTCGTTGTACATTGGATTATCGTATCCACTCAACAACACCGGTCCGGGATGCTCGTCCAAAACGTCGAGCAGTTCTGCGTGGTCTTCGTCCGTCATCTCGTGCTTGTACATGCGCCCGCTGCGCGTTTCAAGTAAATAGGGTGGATCCGCATAAATAAGCACGTCCGGTCGTTTGTATCGTTCGAGCAGCTTCAATGCCGGTTGATTTTCAACTTGGACATTTAGCAGGCGTTTGGTCACGGCCATAATCTTATCTGGAACAGTTCGCCAAAGTTTGAAGGCAGGACCGCCGGGCGACTTATCGACGCTGATCACATTTTTCCACCCTGTCCTATCTGATGTTTTGCCGCCGATCGCCATCCAGCACCGCACCAAAAACCTCCGTGCCCGCTCGAGCTCGTCCGCCCCCTCCATGTCGTATGAGGCGTAATATTCCTCCCGGCTGTACGGCGTCCAGTACACCAGCCGCGCCAGCTCGTCTGGGCGGTCGCGGATCACGCGGAATAGGTTCACAATGTCGCCATCAAGGTCGTTGATCGTCTCCAGCGGGCTTGGAGGCTTGTTGAAAAACACCGCCCCGCTGCCGAAAAACGGTTCAAGATACGTCTGATGCGCCGGCATGTGTTCGATGATCCAGTTGGCTATGCTCCATTTGCTACCCGGGTAATGAAGGATGCGTGGTGCGGTCATCGTCACCACCTCACTCGCAAAGCCCGTAAATGCTTGAACACACCGGCGGCGCCTCGAGTTCAATCATCTTCAGTAGATCAAGCTGCTGCCCGCCACGAGACGTCTTCGACCATTCGACCCAGTCCCAGATGTTCTTTTTGTCGTCCCCATCCAGCGCCGGAAGGAATGACGAGTCACCGCGCCGCGAAACCTTTGCCACGAGTTTTTCCCATTCGGCGATCCGCTCGATTTCCTCGGGGAAACGCCGGGAAATCTCGAATAACTCATCTTTCTTGACGAAAATGCAAGGCATACAACCAACGCGCGACATGCCTAGCTTGTACAACGGATTCGGCTCGATGCCGTGTTTCTTGTGCATGTCGAATACGTCCCTTGCGCTCCATTTCAGAATCGGCCTGTACACCTCGTAACCTTCCGGCGTCATTTCCCTTTCCGGCATCTGGGCGCGTTTTTCACTCTCCGCGGCCCGTATGCCTTGCCAACTAACGATGTGATAACCTTCGTCCCAAAGCGGAAAATAGACTTGCTCGGCAATCGGTATAACTTTCAAATACTGCGTGCAGAACCTGGCCTGGGATGAAGGGAAGCGCCCTTTCCACATGCACAGATCAAGGAATGGGTTGCCAGTTGGATTAAGGTGCTTCAGCGTCCGCTCGACGATGTATTCCGCTTCCTCTTTCGTCTTTCCGGCCTTCATGAGTTTGTCCGGCCATTCGTTCGCAACATATTCCCGTTTCTTTGCGATCTGCTCCGAGAAGTCCGCCCTCACCCTCCGGATCGGCCCAAGTTTCGATTCAAGGTAGTCGATGTATTCGTAGGTCAGCGGGTGTTCGTTCCCCGTGTCCGCGAAAACCGGGATTACTTCGACGCCCATTTCTTTCACGGCGTATATCCACATGGCCGTGCTGTCTTTTCCGCCGCTGATTGAAAGAACATTTGCGATTTTCATGATGTCACCCCTTATTACTCCACTTCCTCCACCGCCAGCGCTGCTAACTCCCTGACCGGCATCCGCACATCTTCCCCGTTCACCAGCACCACCACGTTGCCGTCTTGGATCGCCTCGACGCGGCGGATGAGTTGCCTGCAGGGAGTGTAGTACGGCATCAACCGGTATGAGCGGCCTGGTTTGATTTGGTCGGTGGTGAGGCGGGTCATGATGTTTCACCTCTCATCCAATCATCAATCAGCTTTATGGCCGCCAGAATCGGATAAACCTGCTGCGGAACTACGGCATTTCCGAGGGCTGTAACTCTGTCCACCTGATCGGGAAGCCCATGAGCCACTCCGAAAAACGGGGGTTCAAATACATCCCAATAAGTTCCGGGCAGTGGTTTCCAATCCAGCCCACCAACATCGTTCCATGTTCCCCGTTCGCCTCCGAAGGTGCTAACGGACGAATCGGCTTGTAATCTTGACTTGCTGTTGGTGTCGGCGTTGGAAAGAACCTTCTCAAAATCTCGCCAGGTACGCTGCCCCAACTTCTCGCAGATGGTGGCAGTGAAATGTTCTTCCCGTCGTTCGCTGTTGGCGTGGGCCACAACGAAAACCCTGTCTCGTCTGTGTGGGGCGCCGACGGCACAAGCCGGAATAACAAACGCTTGCGCGGTGTAGTCGAGGCTTTCCAAGTCAGATAAAACGTCGTCGAGCCCCAGAGTGACGTGCCCAGCAACATTCTCGCCAACAAACCAACGGGGCCGGATTTCCGATAGAAGTCGAGCAACCTCAGGCCAGAGGTGGCGGTCATCTTCCGCGCCTCGTCGCTTCCCGGCGTAACTAAAAGGTTGGCAAGGGTATCCTCCGTGAATAAGGTCAATTGTCCCGATTCCATCTCGCTCAAGCACCTCCCGCGTCAGCGTGCATACGTCGTCGTAGATGGGGGCGTGCGGCCAGTGTTTGCGGAGCACCTTTTTGCAAAACGGCTCCCGTTCGCAAAATGCCACGGTCTTGATGCCGGCCCATTCGCACGCTAGATCAATCCCGCCGATCCCGCTGAACAGACTTAGGGCGTTCATCCTCTCACTTCCTCCACCGCCAGCGCCGCGAAGTCGCGCAGCGGGATCGACACTTCCCGGCCGGAGAGGCACAGAAAACGAGTCGATACTTTCGCCATGGCTGGGGTGTCATGTTCCCACCCCTTCCGTCGCATCCACCGTGACTTCGCGGATTCCGTCCCACAGCTCGCGGATTTCTCGCGCCTTTGCAAGCACGGCAGCCTTTTTCTTCGGCGTCAAAACAATGTCCATGGCTTCCTGGTAGTGCTGCTCAGCCAAGCGGTAGGCCCGGGAGTGGAATTCGTCCATGATTCGCCAAAACTCCCGGTATCCGGCTTTGCGCACCCGCTGGTAGAAAGCGCGTTTATCCTCGCGGCTCATCTTTGCCGCCGTCCTTTCCGATCAGCCGAAGGAAGGTTTTCGCCGGCATGCACACAAGCCACCCTTTACGATCCGCGCGGAACGCCACCATATCAGGTCGTTCGCGGTCGTCTTCGAGCCATCCGTACAACATCGAGAACCCGCCCTTCCGCCGTTTCACCTCGGCGCGAAGCTCCCCCGCCGGCGTCGGCACCAGAACATCGTTCTCAAACCCCAGCTGGGCGCCGCTGAGGGGGACCCGCCGACCGCCGACCAGTTCGGCGAATTCGCGTTCCCCGCGGAGGCCCTTGTCACGGCTTGTCCTACCGGGCATACTCGCTCAACACCTTTTTCAGCTCTTCGATCGCATGTTCAAGCGCTGTGCACTCCGCGTCGATGGTAGGAATGTCACGATAATGCTCATACTTCTTCACATGAGCCTCGAAATCGCCGATGACCTTTTCGATCGCTTCAACCGGTATCACGCCCATCGCCTCCTCGGATCAGGCTCCCGCCGCTGGACCGTCTCTTCGTGTCCGCGATCCAGCAAAACAAACTTGTTGTAATTCTTCAGAAACACCAGCTCGACCGTTCCCACCGGGCCGTTGCGCTGCTTGGCGATTATCACTTCGATGATGTTCTTCTTCTCGCTTTCCCGGTCGTAGTAGTCGTCCCTGTACAGGAAGGCGACCACGTCGGCATCCTGTTCGATCGAGCCGGATTCGCGCAGGTCGGACAGGATCGGGCGCTTGTCCTGGCGCTGCTCAACGCCGCGGGAGAGTTGCGAGAGTGCGATGACGGGGACGTCCAGTTCCTTCGCCAGTTGCTTGAGCGCCCGGCTGATCTCGGCAACCTCCACCTGCCGGCTTTCGCGTCGTCGAGCGCCCGGATGAATCAGCTGCAGGTAGTCGATGATCACCAGGTCCAGCCCGTGTTCCTTCTTCAGCCTCCGGCACTTGGCGCGGATTTCGCTGGCCGTGATCGACGCGCTGTCGTCGATGAAGATTTTCCGCTCGGCCAGCGCCCCGACCGCCGGGATCAGCTTTTCCCAGTCGTCCTCGTACAAGTAGCCGGTCCGCATCCGGCTGGCGTCGATATTGGCCTCCGCGCACAGCATGCGCTGCACCAGGTGCGACGTCGGCATCTCCAAGCTGAACAGCGCCACCGTCGCGCCGTTCCGCCCCACGTTTTGCGCGATGTTCAGAGCAAATGCCGTCTTCCCGACCGACGGCCGGGCGGCCACGATGATGAAGTCGCCAGGCTGGAACCCGGCTGTCAACCGGTCCAGGTCAGGATATCCCGAGGCCAGGCCGGTGATCCCGCGGGCGTCCGGGTTCTGGCTCAGTTGCTCGATCCGTTCATACGCTTCCACCACCGCCGCCGAGATCGGCACGAAGTCCTTCTTCGGCGCGACTTCCTCTTCGAGGGCCGCGGTGATCTGCTGCACCTTCGCGACCAGTTCGGCGCCGGACTCCGCCCGCCCGGCCGCCTCAACGAGCCCCTGCACCTGCTGCAGCGCCCTGCGGTGGACGGCGTGGTCCTTCACGATCCGGACGTGGTGCATCACATTCGCCGCAGTCGGTGTAGCAGAAACCAATTCGGTCAGATATCCGATTCCACCAACCTCGTCCAGCAGCCCCTCGGCTCGGAGCCGGTTCGACACGGTCACTAGGTCGATCGGTTCACCGTCATCGTATGCCGCAGTCATCGCCTCGTAGATGCGGCGATGTTTTTCCAGGAAGAACTCATCACCTCGGAGCTCCTCGGAAACCTGCTCGAACACTTCGTTTTCCAACAGGATGGCTCCGAGCACCGCTGTCTCTGCCTCGAGGCTGTGCGGCATCGGCATGTCCCCCGGCGGCGCCGGAGGAACCGGAAATTCATACACGTTTCGCATAGCATCTCAGCTCCTCCCGCAGACGCGCCGGCGGCGGGACAGCTCGTTCGCGGAGCCGGTCCAGTTCGGCGAGGTAGCGCCGCGTCTCCTCGACGCCGGGGACGGTTGAGCGCTCTTCGCTGTACCCGCGGCGGATGTCGGCGGGCGTCGGTGGGAATGTACTTTCCTTGGCATGTTCCTCCAGACTTTCGCAGGCCGCGTCAAAAGGGACATCTCGCAGTACACGCTGCCACGCTGCGGCTTTGTCATCATCTGCCATGAAAGCTGGGTAAAAGTGTGCGATCCGTTCAAAGAGCATCCAAACTTCGTCCAGCCTCACGTTCTCTTGCCTCCTTCGCCTTCTGCCGGAAGTATTCAGCCTTGCTCAGTTTCTTTGGCGGCGAGCCAAGGGCGACCGGGGGGAGTGGCACCCCCTCGGGGACTGGCACCCCTTCGGTTATGGCTTTCTCTGCCGCCCATGCTTCGAGGATCGCGTTCTTGTAATAGGCGAAGCTCGAAATCCTGGCGCCCTGCGCCGTGCGCTCCTCGTGGACGGTCCGCATGACTTTGATTATTAGCGCCGCCGGGATCCCGCGGGCAATCAGCTCTGTCATGAGCGTGATGTCCAGCGGCTTCACGTGGATGTCGAGCTTCTTGTGAATCTCGCAGAACGCGGCGAACACTTTTTCGAACTCGACCCTCTCATCATCAGCAGTAGTAGCAGCAGTAATATCACTTGATATATCTTTTTTAGAGTGGACATTTTTGTCCGGGTGATCGGACATTTCTGTCCACTCTCTCGGTTCTGATCGGGCAAATTTGTCCGGTCTCTCACTTTCGGATTGGACATTTTTGTCCGTTCTGTCTTTTGGAGAATGGACATTTATGTCCGATCTCTCGAGTTTAGAGTGGACATTTTTGTCCAGTCTCCTTTTTGAGTTTCGGACTTCAAGAATGATGCCGTATGGCGCCCGAGAAACGCGAATGTATCCGTTATGCTCCAGAGACTTAATCCACCGTCGGATCGTCTTCTCGTCCACGCCAAACGGTTCAGCCAATTCCGACAGCTTCAAAGGCTTTTTCCCATGCACGAGCCCCCAGGTTACCCCTTCCTCGTCCACGACCTCTTTCGTCGTTGCGCTGATGCACCAGGAGAAGAACCACAGGGCCGTGCCTATTTGCTTGTAATGCTTCGGTTCGAAAATTCCCGAATACATAGGGAAGGGGTAGCTGCCGTTCATGGGTTCATCCCCTTGCTGTTGATTGCCTCGAGGCCACATAAACCGGCTTCCCGGTCACTTCCTGTACCCGCCGGCGGAAGTATGCTTCGTCGCTATTCGAGTCCGACAAGTGCAACAGGTGGATCTCTTGCACCTTCGATAGATCATTGGCCCGCAGGAAATCCAGCACATTCTCCAGGCTGAAATGCGAGCGGAGTAGCCGCGGCCGCATGGCCGGGTGAACGCGGCCGGCTTCGATGTTCTCGTTCAGGATCCGGAGCGAGTAGTTGCATTCGACTGCGATATGCGTCAGACCGCTGAACGTGTACCGGCAGTAGTAGCTGTCTGTGATGAACACCAGCTTTTCGCCGTCCCGGTTCGCCAGGAGGAACCCGAGCGGCTGTTCGGCGTCGTGCTCCACGTCAAACGGCAGGATGGTCCACGTCCCGACCTGGAACTGCTTCTTGGCCTCGATATGCTTCACGCGGTGCCCGATTAGCCCCCGGGCGGCGATAGTGCCGGCGCTGGCGTATACGTCGATGCCGGCACGTGCAAGGTCGGAAGCTGCCCGTGAGTGGTCCAGGTGTTCGTGGCTGATCAGTACGCCGGCCAGGCGCGAGACACGGAAGTCGAGCGCCTTCCGGATATCCGCGAACCGGAGGCCGCACTCGATGAGCAATTCGGTGCGGCCGTCCGTCACGTGGTAGCAGTTTGCGGAGCTGCTGCTGGCGAGCGAACGAAACCGGATCATCAGAATCCCGGACCGGCGCTCGCTGCGGCCGCCGCAGGCTCGCCGAAGTCCATGACGCCCTGGCCATCCCCGCTGTCACCCCAAGGGTCGGCGGCGGGCTTGTCCACCCTTTGCGCCTTCGCCGCCGGTCTTTCAGGTTCCGGCTGAGGCGCAGCGGCCGGTTGCGGTTCGGGTTCGGGTTGAGAATCGGGGGTGGGCTGCCCTTCAGTTTCATCCGCAACAGGTTGCGCCTCGACGTCGATGGGCTCACGGTTGGCGTTCTCCGCGATCTCCCGGCGGACTTCCGCATAGGTTTCGTCCGTCGCCTCATGGTAGGTCATCTCAATGAAGGCGTTGCCGAAGTCTTTCGGGATCTTCTTCACGATGTTGTTGCGCATTTTGCGGATGATCATGGCCTCCCGGCTGTGGTATTCCGTCCAGGCCGGGCTGATCCATTGTTGAAGCTCGGGGTCATCGAGAGCCTTGAGCCCCAACTCTTTGGCTTTCTTGAGGATCGCGGCTTTTTTCTCCGCGATTTTCTTCAGTTCCTCGGGTTTGGCCTCGAACCGACTCTTTGCGATCCCGAAGGTTTCGTTCATGAGGTTGTTAGCGATATGCGCCACCAAATTCCGGGCCACATCGTCACGCTCGGCGATGTAGAATTCCACGGTTCCGTCCTTTTTCAGGATCGGGTACACCACCCGGACGACCTCGCCTTTCCCGGTAGGCCGCCACTTCGGCGGGATGACATCGAAACCGGTATAAACCGGGTATTCGAACTCGTCATGCTCGCGCACAAGCCAGAATTGTCCGACTTTGGCGATGTCGCGGCCGAAACGGGCGAGGATGGCGTCGTTGCCGTCGCCTTCGATGCCCATTTCGATTTGCTTCTTCCACTCCGTGACTTCTTTTCCGTCGACCTTTTTCTTGACCTGGACATTCCGGAGTTGGAAGTAGACTTCACGGGGGCTGGCCGCCGCGTTCAGTTTGAGCGCGGCGACATTCATGAGGATCTGGGTGATATTGTTGCGGTCAAGTTGGGGGTCGTCCCAGACGACCCCGTTTTTATCCAATACGGCGTTGATCGCTCCGATTGCATTTATCACACATTGCTTCGAATACTGGTCCATCTGTACACCGTTCGATGTAAGCTGGCGCTCAATCATCGGGGCGAAAAGGTCGGTCACTTTCACAAGAGCGGTCGAAAAGCTCATGTCACACAGCCTCCTTCATCGTTTTTGCTTCCGTTTCAACCTCCACCCGCAACTGCTTGTCCGCCGCCGATACGATGAGCCTGATCTGCTGGCCGGGCGTGTCCAGCGGACGGGTAATCGACTCAGCATTGTCGATAAATATGGGAGCGCAGATTCCAAAGTGCTCGCTGAGCGTAGAGATGATGTCGAGGCCCACGTTGTGCCGTGCGGCGTTGTTCAGGCTGCTGTACGGCACGCCGTCGACCATGACCTCGCAGGTCTCCTCCAGGCCACCGTTGATCTGCTCGCGGAAGAGCTTGAACCTAGCCAACCGGAATTTGCTGTTGATCCGGCTTTCCAGCAGGTCCACCTTCGTCCGGGTGAACTCGTCCAGCAGGTGCAGTTCGCGCTCAAGTCGTTCGAATTCGGCGGACAGTTCCTTTTCGCGCTGCTCCAGTTCGGTGATGCGTCGGCGTGCAGCCTCCGCCAGCTCGAACTTCGCCTTTTCGCGCTCCAGTTCGGCGATGTGCGCCTCATACCCGGCGATTTCCGCGCGGATAGCGGCCACGGCCTGGGTGGTGGAACGCTGCAGGCTGGCAATTTCAGCCCGCAGGGCGTCGATTTCGGCCAGTTTGGCCTGATATGACGGGTCAGCCGTCACGTCGACGCGGGAGGCTTCCAGCTCGGACAATGCTGCGACAGCCGCGGCGTGGGCTTCCTTCTTCACTTGCAGGTCGGCGCGCAGGGTTTCGATCTTCTCCCGGGCCGATTCATTCTCGGCCTGCAGAGCTTCGATCTCAGTAGCCAGCGCCTTCCCGGCCCGGGTGATCGATTCAAGCTCGCGAGCCTTTTCGAGGTTGAACTGCTCCTCGGCCTTCCGGCGGGCCTCAGCAATCTTCTCGGCTGGCAGCGGCTGACCACAAGCGGCGCAGGTTTCGTCATGCTGGTGGCCTTCGAATTTCCGCCCATCGACCTCGTACCACTTTTGGCGCAAGCGTTCCCGTTCGCCACCCTTGAGCTGGATCGCCATCTCATTCTGGTTAATCCGGCGCTCCAGCGCGTCGATCTGTCGCTGCAGATCCTCGATTTCCATCCGCAGGTGGGTTTCCTCCCGGCGCGCCGCGGCGATCTTCTCCAGCGTGTCACCCTGGAGCCGGTTCTTGAGTTCGAGCATTTCGCCTTCGATTTCCCGGATGCGGTTCTGCTTGGCCGTGACCTCGCCACCGGATTGTATCCGGACGATTTCCTCCTGTTTCATCCGGATGATGTCGCGCAGCTCGTCGATGTGGGATTCGTAGAACTGCTCTGATTCCTCCGGCAGCTCCGGAATGGACCTGGTCGCTTCATCGATTCGGACCGGGATGCGCTCGAGCTGTTCGTTGATCTCCTTTCGTTTGGCCGCGACCATCTTCCGGTGCTGCTCGATGGTCCGGCCGTCCAGGATTGCCGGCAGGTCAGCCAGCGCGCGGTCGGATGCGATGACTTCGTCGTCCGTCAGATCGCCGCAGATTTCCAACAGGATCTTCCGCCGGTCCTGCCACTTCAAAACCTCGTTGAAATAGCGCGGGTCAGTCAGCAGTCGGAAAAGCTGTTCGTCGACGATAGCAGCGACCGCCGCCTCATATTCGCCCTTCTTCACGGGTACACCGTCGACGAAGTAGTCCGTCGTGTGCCCGGAGAATTCGGCCGTCGCGCTACCGCGCTTCTTCGTCCACACTTCTTTGTAGACTCGGCGCAGCGTCGTCCGGCGTCCGTCAATGGACAGAACTGCCTCGACTTCATGCTCGAGGTTGTGGATCGGCGTTCCGTCTGAAAGTAGCGTCTTGATTTCGAAGTTGGCCTGATTGGCCGAGTCCTTGCCGAACAGCAACCACGTCCATGCATCAAACAACGTGGTCTTGCCGACAGCATTGTCGCCGTAGACGTTCACGTCGACACCGCGGGCATCCAGCGTAAAGTCCCGGATGCCCTTGAAGTTGCGGAGCGTGAGTCGCTCCAGAACGATCTGCTTCATGCTTTACCTCCTCGTGGCCGCCATGATACAATGGCAGTGATAACTCGTTTGGGATGGCCCGCCTGCCCGCGGGTCATTTTTCGTTTTCCAACCATTCGATCGCTTGTTCCAGAGCTCGAGCTGTGCGGGCGTTTTCGTTGTCGCAATCATATCCGTGCTCAAGACCACGCGCCCAAACCTCTTCGGATTTCCGCTCAAACTCCGATTTGAGGCCCTTCAAGCGGATAATGACCTCTTGACGATCCATCTTATCACCTGCCTTTCATTTGGTTTGCGAGGTGGGCAGGGAGTTGCACCACCTCGGATGCGTCAGCCGCATCGTGGAGCGCTCGATCCGGTGCAGGGGTGTGACACCGTTCGAACGCTCGACGATGGGGCCGACGGCCCCTATGCGACGCCGCTTTCGATCGCAGCGTCGAGAGAGAGGCCGAGGCACATCACCCGGGCGTAGGCCATCGTGATGGCAGCCTGCTCCGCTGCTTTCGAGAGCCAGCGGAATTTCACACGTGACGTTCCTTTCCGAATTGTGGTATAATGGCCCCAAAGAGCTTTCCAAAGCGCATCATCCGAGACGTCCGGCCTGCCCGCCGGGCGTTTCGCTTTTCTTCGCGCGCGAACCTGATCATCTTGCGCAGGTACGCTTCCATGTCCGCGCGCTTCGCGGGATCAATCCTGTCCGGATGCTTCCGGATCCAGCGGAGATTGTGCCGCGCGCGCCGGGCTGCCGCTTCGGCTTCGCGAGCCAGTGCATGCCTGTCCAACTTTGCAATCCTCCTTCCCGAAGTTCGTCCTATTCTCACGCGGCCCCGACCATGCCGAGAATCGTCTGCATGATCGTGAGGCCGTCCAGGCCGCAAAAATACGCGACCATCACCTCATGCGCGTTCGTCTCACGGAGCCATCGAAGGAAGGTCGTTGCCGTCGGTTCCTTTGCTCCCGTCTCGAACTTCGAGATGTCCGACTGGTTGTAATGGAGACGGTCGGCCAGTTCTTCCTGACTCAGCCCCGCGCGAACGCGTACTGCCTTCAGAATTGCGCCGATTCCAAGGTCCTTCACGTTCACCTCCCCCTTCATTCCATCCTGGAATGGCGCAGGAGGCATCTCGTGCTGTATTCTGTTTTCTGGTCACCCCCCTGCACCCTTAGGCCGCCGGTGGCGGGGTATCATCGGCGGCCACCGCCTTTTCACGCAGCTGGCGGAACGCATGGATCATGTTGAGAGCGCTGTCCGCCCGTTCGGTCGGCGGCATGGTGCTTTTCAGAATCGCTTCCACCGCGCCGATGAGGCCGGCGTATGAGACAGGCGCTGAGATCAGATCTTCCATTTCCAGCAGGAGATCGCGGCACGTTTCGATTGTCCACATTGCCATCACCACCTTTCACATGGCGATCTCGAGCTGCTCGGGCTTGTCCAATTGCTGGCGGAGTCGCTCAAGCATCGCATCAGCACTTCGCCGAATGATGGCTCGCTCGGCTTCGCTGACTTGGGTGTGGCCGTTGGCCAGCGCGATGTCGACCGCTTCATCCAGTGGGATCCGCCACAGCCAGGCGCGGGTGGCAGCAGCGGAAGCGACAGCTTTGCGGCGGGCGTCATTCATCGCTGGCCTCCTCGGCGTCAGCCAAACATGCGTATGCGGCCGTCGCGATCTCGGCGTCCACTGTTTCCCGTTCCTCAGGCGTCTTCGAGATGAAAGCATCGTTGATGCGGACCACAGTGTTGCCGAACTGGTACTCCGCCACGATCATCCCGGCATTCCCCCTTGGTGTATGGGTATGCCGATCGTCGCCAGGGACGGCCCTCATAACGAATCACCTCTCAGGCTGTTTCTGCAGCTCGCGATTTCGCTTGATTACTTCCGCACATTTCGTGCGGTTCAGGATCAAAAAAAATCTCCTGCACGGTTTTGTTGTAATAAGTTGCGAGTTTGAGCTTGATGTCATCGCGAGGAATCCGATGACCATTCTCGTACATTTGCAAAGCACTAACGCTGATCCCTACACTTCTAGCCACTTCTTCCCGGGGGGTCGAACCGCGCAGCTTGATAAGCCTTTCAGCGATCAATTGTCTCATCTGATCACTCCTTTCCCGCACGATTTGTGTTGTTGAATTTAATATATCACCGCACATTTCGTGTTGTCAACACATTTCGTGCTCTTTTATTTTGAATCACACGTTACGTGTTATAATTGAAAAAGGTGATCTTTATGGTGTTTGGTCAAAGACTTCGATATCTCCGAGAAAGCAAAAAAATGACCCAAAAGGAATTGGCAAAAGCTCTCAATTCGAGTGAAAGCACAATAGGAATGTACGAACGTGGAGAGCGAGAGCCGAATTTTGAAACAGTGGGAAAAATTGCAAGTTATTTCGGTGTTTCAGTCGACTTTCTCCTCGGACACACGAATGATTCAACTCAAACGCAGCGAATTGTGCAGGATTATTCCCCGTTCCTCAAAGCAATAAAAGAAAAATATCCTGGCGTTAATATTGACGATCCGGAAGTTCAGCGGAAGCTGATGAAGGCGATTGATTTAGTGCTGGAGGATTACGCAGAGAAGCAAAAACGGCAACAATGAGGTCGCAAAACTCGGAGACATCCACATCCTTCATTCCATCGATCCCGCTCAAAATTTTGCGAATTTTACCCATCCGTGACCTCCAGATATTTTGAACGGAACACCAACGACGATAGTGGCAAGTTCATTTTACGAACAGATGTTCGTATTTTCAAGTCAAATTGTTCGACAGAATTCAACAAAAAGCAAGTCCCCGATCCGATCGGGAACCTCCCCGATGTGATGTGTATGGCAGCAAAGGCTTATATTTTGTGCGATGTTTTAAAATTTTCGACTGAAATCTTCTCGGCACCCATTCAAGAAAGTCTCTTTGAGCATGAAGGCGAGCCGGAAATAAAGATCCAGCTTGCAAAAAGAGATTTTTATAACGGATTTGACCTATATAGATGCCACCATGACTTCAAAATTAAAATGCATGGTAAGGCATTCTATAAGTTTTTTAGCTACTTCTTCCGCCCTGTGGACTTCTCTCTCTTCTATAACCCAAAAATAAAGATAGCCCTCATGTCAGTAAACTCCAAGATTGGGCTTGACTTTATGCAAAAACTGAACAATTTTAACCACCATGAACTAAACCCTATTGAAGTTGATTTCAACTATATTCTTCCGAAGATCACAGAGATGACAGGAGTTTGGGTATCAAAGATAAATCATGCTAACCTGAAATCCGCGGGTTATTTCGGACACCATGTCGATAAGAGCAAAGAAGTAGAAGAAGCAATTAAGGATGGAGTTCTGTCATCGGTACTCATAAAGTATATTTCTCCCACAACCAAAGAGGAACACACCATTTTGATAAGCAAAAAAGGGACTATCACGCTCTATGATACTTACAACCAAATAGAAGATGAATTAGATCTCGTCATGTCGGTTTACAATGACATAATCAAAAAGCCCGCTATTTAGCGGGCGACAATGATAAATAGTGGGTTGATAATACTCTTAAGTGTTGCAATGAATCAGTATTTATTTCAATGCTGTCTTTGGTAACTGCCACACTGTCGTTTTCAACTTTGAATGTTACATGGAATCGTTGAACATCTTCTGCACTCAACCTTCGTACGAAGAAACCGAAATACGGATTGATTCCCTTAAACTCAACATTCAAACCATACTGGCCCGCATCCGGTTTCAGAACCATCTGCATAGTTTCGAATAATGCGGACAGTTCATTTTCGATTAATTTTTTGGATCTTCGAAAGCTTACTTCCATGTCATGGATCGAAAAATATATCGTCCCTTTCTGTTCATCAACAGTTACTTCGAATCTCACTGACCCCAGTGTAAAAATCTTTCTTACATTACTCACGGTTAAGATATTGCTTATTTTTTTGTTTCTTGTTCTCAGAGCTTCCTCAATGCGGTTTAGCGCCATTCGTTCATACGAGCCCTCAAAAACAACCTGCATGTTCCAAAGGCAGTCCGGGTTTATGATATTGAACCATATTTTCTTGACAAGCAGGTAAATTGTCTCAGAATGAGACATGGTTAGCTGGATTGCAAACAACAGCCAACCCAAAATTACCGTTCCGTTAAAGGCCCAATTTTCAGTATAGATCAGCGAGTAGACGAGCAACCCGAAAGCAATTAGCCAAACGGCCAATATCGCGGCTTTTTTCATTGCTCCCACCTCGCAGTTTACCTCAAACTGTATTATAAAATACTGTATGACCAGATACAATCATATGTTCGGTCATGGGTGATCAAAATGCTTAATCGAGTCCAACTCGAACCAGGCGAATACTGGATGTACCTCCGCAAATCCCGCGCCGACATCGAAGCTGAAGCCCGCGGCGAAGGCGAGACGCTCAAGAAACATGAGCAGCTCCTGTACAAGCTCGCGAAGAGCCACGGAATCCTCATCACAGAAACGTTCCGGGAAATCGTGTCCGGTGAAAGCATCTACCACCGGCCGGAAATGTTGCGAATGATGGCTTTGATGGAAGAACGGCGCCCGAAGGGCGTCCTTGTTGTTGATATGGACCGCCTGGGACGTGGCGACATGCAGGAGCAGGGGCTCATTCTGGGCACGTTTCGACGTCTCGGTGTCAAAATCATCACGCCGCGCAAAATTTATGACCTGAACGATGAATTCGACGAGGAATATTCGGAGTTCGAGGCGTTCATGGCGCGGAAGGAACTGAAGATCATTACCCGCCGGCTACAGCGGGGCCGGGCTCTGTCCGTGGAAGCCGGAAACTATATCGCCACACGGCCGCCGTATGGTTATGAAATCATGGAACTCCCGGACGGCAGCCGAACGCTCCGGCCGCACCCGGGACAGGCGGATGTCGTGCGGCAGATTTTCCGCTGGTACACCAAGGAACAGATGGGATCCAGCAAGATCGCCACGAAACTGAACGAGCTTGGCATCCCCTCCTACACCGGTCGCCACTGGATCCCGTCGGCTGTGATCACGATTCTGAAAAACGCAGTCTACGCCGGCCGGATCCAATGGAAGAAGAAAGAGCAGAAAAAGAGCCGGACGCCTGGCAAAAAGCGGGACACCCGGATGCGGGACCGGTCGGAGTGGATTGACGTGCCCGGAAAGCATGAGCCACTGGTCGACGAGGAGACGTTTCGCGCGGCTCAAGAGCGAATGAAAAGCCGTTATCACGTTCCTTACCAATTGGATGAAAACGGACAGCCGAAAATCACCACAGCGCTCGCCGGCCTTGTGAAGTGCGCCAAATGCGGGAAAACGATGGTTTACCGTCCGTATACGCATCAGAAGCCACATCTTCGATGCAATACACCTGGTTGTCCGACCCGGAGCACGCAGTATGAACTGGTCGAACGGCGGTTGGTGGAAAGCTTGGAGAAATGGTTGGCCTCATACCGGGTTCAATGGGGAAAACGAAAAAAAGAGGAGACGAGCCAAGCGATCGAATTCAAGGCATCGACACTCGCGGCCCTGGAGAGAGAGTTGAACGAGCTGGAGCACCAAAAAGGGAGACTGTTCGATTTCCTCGAAAGAGGAATTTACACCGAGGAAGTTTTTCTGGAACGTTCGCAGAACCTCTCTCAAAGGATCCAGCACACGCAAGAGGCCATCGAGCGAGTCAAGCAGGAGCTCAAGGAAGAGAAGCAACGGCAGCGGGCCCGGCAAAATGTGATCCCGCTGGTCGAGAACGTCATCAAAACGTATTACAGAACCAAGGATCCGGTCAAGCGCAACGCGCTTCTGAAGTCCGTGCTGCACCATGCGGTGTACAACAAAGAAAAACACCAGCGCGGCGACGATTTCACGCTGGAGCTCTTCCCCCGCGTGTGA